ATTCCCAAAAAAGATAAGAGATAAAGATACAATGACTAAGTATCTTGATGCTGATGAAAAACTGTCCAATACTTCACTAAAGATTGATTACTATGATACAATGTTAGTATACTTAGAAAGTATTCTTAAGGTGATACAGAACCGAACGTATCAAATTAAGAATGCAATTGAGTTTATGAGATTTAATTCTGGATTGGGCTAATGATTGATTTAAAGGAAGTTTCAACTGAGTATCCTCGAACGATGATGACACCTTGGTTGGAATTAAAATTATCTGATGATGTTATGAAACATCTTTGGAAGAGTATTGAGGAGGGTGAGAAGAAACCACAATGTATGAAAAATTCTTTAGCAGGAAACCTAAGTACTAGTTTTGCTCTGAATGATGAAGATAATTATTTTACTACTGAGGTATTAATACCTTTAGCAGAACATTATAATAGTATGCTACCTGATTCTACAAGAGATGTATTAGAACCATCGCATGGATGTGATACAAATGGAAGACCATTGCAAGCAATAGGAACAACGTTATTTTTGCGAAGTTTATGGGCTAATTACCAATATAAACATGAATTTAATCCAGTGCATGATCATGGTGGAGCATTTTCATTTGTAATATGGATGAAGATTCCATATAATTATGAAGAACAAAAAAAATTAAAATTTTTAGATAATGTAAGATTGAAAACACCAGGAAATTTTTATTTTGAATATCTTAATATGCTTGGAAAGATATCAAATTCATTTTATAATATGAGTCCAGAGTATGAAGGAACAATGTTATTTTTTCCAGCAAAATTACGTCATGGTGTATATCCATTTTATGAATGTGATGAAAAAAGAATATCAATATCTGGTAATTTAGATTTTGTTTTTCAATATGATAAAGTAAGGGGGCTTGACATAACTTCATAAATACCCATAGATGAATGGGTCTGTGTGATTGATACGTCTGTTAACCTCGTTATTTCTAAATCAAACGAAGTATTTTTAAAAATTGATACAGAACCTCATATTGAATATGAGTTGAGAGACCACTTTACCTTTGAGGTAGAGGGTGCAAAGTTCATGCCTCAATATCGTAATAGAAATTGGAATGGAGAGATACATCTATATGATATGAGATCGAAGAAAATATATGTTGGTCTGTTAGATAAGATTATTGCTTTCTGTGATAGGCACGATTATACTTATAAGTTTGAAGACAACCAGTATTATGGAGCACCATTTGAGACTAATGATGGGATTTCATATGAAGGTGTTAGAGATTACATGCAAGCTATTTGCTCCCATAACCCAAGAAAATACCAAGTGGAGGGAGTATACGATGCACTAAAACATAATAGAAAACTACTGATATCACCAACTGCTTCAGGCAAATCGTTGATGATTTATTCTCTCGTAAGATATTACATTGATAAAGGACAAAAAATCCTCTTAGTTGTTCCAACGACATCTCTTGTAGAGCAGATGTATAAGGACTTTGAAGATTACGGATGGGATGCTGGCTCATGGTGTCATAAGATTTATTCTGGAAAAGAAAAAACCAATGAGTATCCCGTTACTATAACTACATGGCAATCTGTCTATAAATTAGAGAGATCCTTTTTTGAAGAGTATAACGTGGTGATTGGTGATGAGGCTCACTTATTTAAAAGTAAGTCTCTTATATCTATAATGACAAAATTGCACCATGCTAAGTATAGATTTGGATTTACTGGAACACTTGATGGAACTCAAACTCATAAGTGGGTATTGGAAGGTTTATTTGGCCCAGCATATAAAGTAACTCGAACAGATGAGTTAATGAAGCAAGGTCATTTATCTCAGTTAGATATTCAATGTATTGTTCTCAAACATACTCCTAGAAAATTTGATACTTATAATGATGAAATAGAATATCTGATATCACATGAACAAAGAAATAATTTTATAAAAAATTTAACTTTAGATTTGAAAGGTAACACTCTTGTACTGTTTTCACGAGTCGAAGCACATGGCCAAGTCCTTTACGATTTAATAAATAAAAATAAAAAGAAATCTCGCAAAGTATTCTTTGTTCACGGTGGAGTGGATGCAGAAGAAAGAGAAACAGTAAGAGAGATTACTGAAAAAGAAAGTAACGCTGTCATTGTTGCATCTTATGGAACATTTTCAACTGGTATCAACATTAAAAATCTCCATAATATTATCTTTGCTTCTCCATCTAAATCAAGAATCCGAAATTTACAGAGCATTGGTAGAGTCCTTAGAAAAGGATCGAATAAAATAAAAGCAATACTATATGATATATCAGATGATTGCTCTCTTAAAACAAAGAGAAATTATACACTAAATCACTTTATAGAAAGAATAAAAATTTATAACGAAGAAAACTTTAACTATGAAATAATCTCAATTAATTTAAAAGGATAATATGGAAGACGATTTTTACGCAACAATAAAACTTAAAACAGGTGAAGAAATATTCGCTCTAGTAATAGCTTCCGAAGAAGATAATAGAACTATGTTGGTAGTTCATAATCCTGTTATAATAACATCAATCAAAACAAAAAATACTGTTGTTGGATATCGTCTCGAACCTTGGTTAAAAACTACAAGAGAAGATATGTTTGTAGTTAATATGGATAATGTTATTACTATGTCAGAATCATTAGATGATGAAATGATTCTTATGCATCAAAATTTTTCTAGAGAAAATACTCACTTACCTAAATCTAAAATGAATAGAAAAATGGGATATCTATCTAATGTAAAAGATGCTAAAAAAATATTAGAAAAGATCTATAAAGATAGTAATAGTAATACTAATAATAAAAGCTAAGTTATTTCCTTTCAACCCTAACAGAGTTATCATACTTATGATTTGAATACTTGTCAAGTTACTATAAAAATGTTATAATATCTACATAATAGTGATAAAGACTTATGGCAATAATTAAACCTATGGCAAAAAGAAAAAGGTCTGAACACTACGTTAATAATAAGGAGTTTCTTGCTGCACTAATAAGATATCAAGAAGATATTGAAATAGCTAAAATTAGAGATCAACCTAAACCACAAATACCAAGATACATAGGTGAATGTTTTTTAAAGATTGCAAATCATTTATCATTTAAACCAAACTTTGTTAACTATATGTTTAAGGAGGATATGATCTCCGATGGTATAGAAAATTGTGTCCAATATATACATAACTTCAATCCTGAGAAATCTCGTAATCCATTTGCATATTTTACACAGATCATACACTATGCATTTCTACGCAGAATCCAAAGAGAAAAACGTCAATTAGAAATTAAGAATAAGATTATTGAGAAGTCTGGCTATAATGAAGTATTTGATGACAGTAATAAGATTGACGGAGACAAGTATTCCGACTATAATTCAATCAAAGATGCTGTACATGCAAAACTTCGTAACTGATGAAAGTTGCTATAATAACTGATCAGCACTTTGGGTGTCGTAAAAACTCAAAACTTTTTCACGATTATTTCCTAAAGTTTTATAATGATATATTCTTTCCTACTCTTGAGAAAGAAGGTATTACCACTGTTATTAATATGGGTGATACCTTTGATAGTAGAAAGGGAATAGATTTTTCTGCATTGACATGGGCTAAGGATAATTATTTTGATAGACTAAAAGATATGGGCATCACAGTCCATACGATAGTTGGTAATCATGACATATATTATAAGAATACAAATGATATAAATGCAATAGATTTATTATTGAGAGAGTATGATAATATTCCAATCTATGAAGAAACCACTCCTATAGAAGTAGGTGGTTTAAGTATTCTACTTGTGCCTTGGATTAATAGCGAGAATAAAGAGAAGAGTGTGGCGATGATTAATAAGTCACAATCTCCTGTTTGTATGGGGCATCTTGAGTTGAATGGATTCAGAGCCACACCAGGTCATATGATGGAGCATGGTATGGAATGGGATATATTCAAGAAATTTAAGAAGACATATTCTGGACATTATCATTGCAGATCTAATCAAGATAACATTTACTATCTTGGTAATCCTTATGAGATGTTCTGGAATGATGTAGATGATGCTAATAGAGGATTTCATTTATTTGATACTGAGACTCTAGAACATACTCCAGTTAATAATCCATATAGACTTCATAAGATAATCTATTACAATGATCAAGATTATCAATTGTTTGATGCACGAGAATTAGAAAATAAAATAGTAAAAGTAGTGGTAAGAAGAAAGAGTGATCAAATAAAATTTGAAAAGTTTATTGATAAATTATATTCTGTTAATGTTGCTGAATTAAAAATTGTAGAAAATTTTGGATTACATGAAGCAGATGATTTTGAAGCATTTGAATCTGAAGATACTATTTCAATTCTTAATAGGTATATTGAAGAAGCTGAAGTAGATCTTGATAAGTCTATAGTTCAAAAGATAATTCAGGATATTTATCAAAGGGCTTGTGAGATTGTGTAATGTTTATACTTACAATAGAAGGAAAGGAAAAGGAAGGTGCTTATTCAGTTGCAAATGAACTTGGAGAAAAAGTTCTCTATATTTTTGAGGAGGAGGATGATGCTACAAGATATGCTATGATGTTGGAGGATGAAGGTTATCCTGATATGACTTTGCTTGATATAGAAGATGAAGTCATAATCAAAACATGCGAGCAACATGGATACCATTATACCATTATAACTCCCAATGATATTGTTATACCTCCCGATAGGGATTTAAAAAATGATCTTATTTAAAAAAATAAAGTGGAAAAACTTTTTATCAACAGGAAACCACTTTAGTGAAATTGAACTTACTAAAAACTCTACCACTCTAATTATAGGACAGAATGGTGCTGGAAAGAGCACTATTTTAGATGCACTTACATTTAGTTTGTTTGGAAAACCGTTTCGTAAAATTAATAAGTTACAACTTCTCAACTCCGTAAATGAAAAAGATTGTATTGTAGAAGTAGAGTTTTCAATAAACAATGTTGAATGGAAAGTTGAGAGAGGTATAAAACCAAATATATTCAAAATCTATAGAGATGATACTTGTTTAGATCAATTTGCTTCTGCCAATGATCAACAGAAGTGGCTAGAACAAAATGTTCTTAAAATGAACTACAAGTCTTTTACTCAGATTGTGATCTTAGGATCTACTAATTTTGTTCCTTTTATGCAGCTCTCTGCTACAAATAGAAGAGAAGTTATTGAGGATCTTTTGGATATAAAAATATTCTCCTCAATGAATAATTTGATTAAAGATGATATAAGAAATATTAGAGATGAAATAAAAACTTTAGAGTTGAAGAAAGAGTCTTTGAATGATAAAGTGGAGATGCAAGAAAATTTTATGGATGAATTGGATCAGCAAGGAAAGGGTAGGATAGGTGATAATAAGCAAAAGATTACCAACCTTTTTACAGAGTCTGATGATTATGTTTTAGTAAATGAACAATTAGAAAATGATGTATCTGATCTTACTAAAAAGCAAGAAGCAGTAACAGGTGCTACAAAAAAACTGCGTGAGTTGGGAAATCTTAAAGGTAAAATATCCAGTAAGGTATCT